TACAGTTGCAATGGCTTCTGTTGCATTACCAGATGCAGTATCATGTGCTTTAGATAAGAATCCAAAGATACCGATTGATGTGATCAACATTAAGACCAGTACGGCAATACTGAGGTAAGTCTTTAACCACCACGTGGCGATTCCCCAATATCTATGTAACCAAACTGCTGTTACAAGTTTGCTTACTTCTAATACACCGCCCATAATAATAATGGGTATAACTGCCGCTGAGAAAATAGCGGCAAGACCTGATACTGAATAATAAATTGCAACACCACTGATAGTGAGTGCAGTCAATAAAGTCAGCCAGGCTATAAAGATACTTGTCTTCATATATGTGGTTCCCTTTGCGTTATCGTACATAGTATTTAGTGCGATTTAGCATTGTATTAAGTATTATTTTCTCTACCTAGTTCAACTGTGAATAAATGACCATATGTGTCAATAAATTCTTGGTAAAACATAGATAATCTTCTTGGAATGCCGGGACCTTGCTGAATTTCATACATGATGAAGGGAGCAATACCTTCTTCTCCTTTACCTTCAATAAGTTTATCTCTCAACTTAACTTCAATTATTTTAATAGAATCACCGTCAGGGAATGAATATTTTGCCCCTACTAGTTTATCTAGTTTTAATTTTTTAATTGCTTCTGGCCACTCACTTGGGCTGTAATTAATATCAGTCATCTTTTTCTACGACCTCTTGATCATAGGTGACATCAAATCCACCTTTTCTCATAGTCCACCAATCGTCTTCATCTAGGTAGTCCCAATCGATTCCAAAAAAATTGTTTCCATTCTTTTCATAACCTAATTCTTCTAGGTCATCGACAAGTAAATCTCCTGATACAAGATCATCAAACATTTTTTGAATGTCTTCGTCAGATTCATTTGGAAATAAATCTTTGAGATATGCAACATCAATTTCTAGTGCATATTTTCTTTGAACTTGATGCCATTCAGACATCGTTGCTACTATTACTTTAGCCATTAGTGACCTGAACTCCAGTGTGAATATTCTTCTTTACAGTTGTATTCACCACAGCAACATTGACCACCGTCAACATCTACATAGTCATCATCACCTGGTTGTGCTGGAAGCATGTCTGCTAGTGTGTGTAAGGTTCCTTGTTCGTCTTTGAACGTATCTTTTATTTGTGTCATATTATTCTCCTTTATTTTTTGTAAGAGGAATCACCCTCTACTATTACTATTTGTCCTTGAAAGTAGCATTCGCAATCATCAGTATCAAAACCATTTTCTAGCAAATAGAACATTCCTTCTTCGTATACTTCTTCTTGGAATTCTTCAAGTTCATCGCCTTCTTTTGACTTGTAGCCACTCCAATCCCAGTCGTCCCAACAACCGTCCCATGAATCTATCATTTCTGCTTCGATAAAATCATTGACACATAGTTCATCATTGAATCCATCTTGTTGAGCCTCTGTTAACATTTGAACTTCTTCTGCATCCTGAGGAGTAACAAACCAGTTACCAGAGCGCCAGCCTTGTTCAATTACAACAACATCTCCGTTGTCATAGTTTTTTAAAAATTCCTTTTCTATATAGGATTTTTTAAATTTGTTAGATATTTGATATTGCTTACCTATTTCAATTTTCATAATTTTCCTTATTTGTCGTCCCTAAATCTTACGAATCTTGGGAATCGTAAACTATACGAGCCATCCTGATTTTGAGATACTGCATCACATAATACTTCAGCAGTCTCTCCAATCACATCGTCAGATGCTGAGTAGAACTCGGCTCGTTGATCATCTGAAAATCCAGAGCCAACATTAACTTTGATTAGTTTTCCATCGTCTGTCCCTTGACAAACTAATGCACCCAATCTACCTTCGTTACGACCTGTACCCTCTTCGATATCGATTACTTCTAAGTCTACAGTAATAGTAGGCTTCCATTTCATCCAAAAGAGATTACGTTTACACTCGTAAGGTGCCTCTAAATCTTTGATCATAATGCCTTCGAATCCTGCATTGACCATATCGTTAGAGTATGTTTTCATTTCTTGTTTACCTTCATCAGTATCTAAGTCTACTATAATGTGAGACATAGTTTCTAGTGAACTGAGATCAGTAAAGAGTGGCACTAAGTTGTTCATTGCTGATACACGTTTTCTGAATTGTGCATTGCAATGTCCACGTTGAAAGTCTGCTAATGGCATAACATCGAATACATGAAATACTGTATCATCAGCCTTAGCATCAGTTTTTCTACGTGCTTGTTTCATTAATTCATTGAATGATGCTCCGACAACTTCACCATCGAATACAAAACCCTTAGTGCAATTGCCGATATCGTTGCCTAACAACGTAATTATTTTTCTTACATTAGTGGTTACTTGATCTTCAATGTGTGTGAAGTTCTCAAAGATTTTTCCGTTACGACTGTAGCAAGTTGCGACAGGTTCAGGATGATCATACATGCCTGGCTCAAACGATACTACCATTAGAACTCTTACACCATCTAACTTAGGCTCAAGTCTCTTAGTGCCTGCCATTTCAGGACGACCCTCTGAGTTAGTAGCAAGTTGACATTTAAAGACTGGTACTTCATAGTCAGTCTTCTTACAAACTTTGTTGATTGTAGCAACTGAGAAGCCTGCACGTAAATCTCTGCGAATGACTGGAGCACAAAAGTTATTCCATTCATCACTAGAAAATTGTAGAGACATCTTTGCTACTGCATCAATGGCATCATTACCAGTTAACTTGCGTTCTTTAAGTTGCTCTAGTAATTCAATAAAGTCTTGCCAAGGATTAGCATATTCTCTATCTGATTCCTGATTGTCAGAAATCTTTCTGACTCCAAATGTTACATATGGATTGTAACACATGCCAGCAAGTTTTAGAAACGTATCAGCATTATCACTGCCTAATGTGGCAGCCTCTAATGCTTGTGTCAAAACATCTTGCTTATGAAGTTTTGAATTACTTTCGTTTAATTTATGTATCCAACTTGCACTCATATGTGTCTCCTAAATATACTATTATTATACAGCCAAACAGTTTTAATGTCAACCCCTAGGCTGATTAAAAGCGGCAACTATTTGGTCCCACCATATGGATAGTTGAGTGACAGATGCACTTACAACGTCTCCAACGGCACCTGCTCCGCCGTACATAAATGTACAAACTAGATATCCTACGACAAAGCCTATTGCTAGATTTTTCATTTTTCCTCCATTACTTTAACACGATTCAACTGGGTGGTCACTAGTCCATCATCGTCAGTACGATGACCTTTGACTGTGCCCTTAATTCTAAGTTCAGTATCTACTGCTGGATGCAAAGTAGAAGAGGCAAAGAAAACTACACTACCAGTGCTAGTTTTAGCAGTGATAAAGTAGCAACCATACCTTTGTGACAGAATGGTTCTAAGGATAGTAACATCCAATTCTATTTTGTCTTTGATTTTACCAATTGCAGTAGAAGTTTTAGTCTCCTCTGCAATTCGGTCCTCTTGACCTTTTTTGATAACAGCACGGTCATATGCTTTTGGTAGACTTGCGATCATGCCGAAGTCTTTCATATCAGTAATTATATCTTTGTCTGCTAAAGCCATAGCAGATTTATCAAAGTCAGACATCCAACCGCCCGTTAACATCTTAAATGTAAGAGCCTTGTAATGTTGGCGAACTTGAACCCCAAGATTTTTGGTCGTTGCATCGACACCTTTAAGGTTGTTTTCCAACAACTCTTTCATAAGGTCTCGGTTCGGAGTGACTTTATCAGTCTTCTCATTTGCTTTGATGTAGGTCTTCCCATTCATCAAGTATGCTTTAGCAGAAGCCGCCCAAACATCGTTGGCTGAATATTCAATTTGATTCTTACGCATAGTTCTCATTCCTTATGCACTCCAGTATGATTCTGAAAGAGTTGACATGTAATGAGGAGTATTGATTCCCTCAGTTACAGTAATTTTTTTACCAGTACCTGGGCAAATGCCAGTCTTAGTAATCATTGGTTCAACGTAATCTTCGACAGCAACAATCGTGTAAGATGATGCAAACTGCTTGTGAGTAAGATTAAAATGTGACTCAGTAGCATCACGGTATGCATTATGCATGACAGCATGATACTCAGGTAGACCATTTGCTACGCATTCAGCAACTTGATCATAAGCCTTTTGATAATACTTTACAGTACGGGTAATGCCTGCTTTAGCGGCACCTACAGTCTTGTACTGAGTAGAAGCATAAGACTTCTTATTAGGTTCTCTGTGGATTGCTTGATTAGTGTTGTCGATTATATAGTACATATTGTTTCCTTGTTTGTTCATAATATACATATATTATACGCAAAAATATACCCAAAGTCAAGCCTTTTATCCAATTATTTTCACTTTTTTATCGTAATAATATCAATAACTTACTCAGTTTCATCGTCTCTAACGATACGTAAGAACGGTTTTTGACGGATAATGGGTGCTTGAACTGGTTGAGGTTCCGCATATTCAGCACCTTCTACTTTCGGTTCGATTGACTTGTTTAAGTGCTGAACCAATTGTGCTAACATCAGGACAATATCGTCTTTATCTTCTTGTTTGTCCAATGTGTCTAGCCATTTTTCTAATTCTTCAACACCGCCATTGAATAACAGTTGTGCTACCCATTTTATATTAGTAGAGTATCTACCATCGTCCCAAATATTCATTATTCATACTCCGGATTGTATTGTTCATATTCACCTGTGTACCAAGCCTTAATAATTTTTTCTGCTGGTTTACCTCTTACTGATTGTGAAATATTCGGGAAACCCTCGATAGTGTTCCTTGATTGTCCATTAGCAGGTATCAATGTATCTGATAACCAATAAGCCGTATTTGCAGTTGTGCCTTTTGTTGTAAACCAAGGCTGTCTATCGATTGCTCTTAGGTATCCTTCTATAAAAATTGCTTGTGCTGAAAAATCAGTTGGAACTCTATACTGCATACAGTCATCATAGTAAACACCATCATAAGTTCCTTGAGTACAGAATCCATCTTCTACCCAGCCTTTATTTAAAAATGCTTTATGACTTTGAGCAAAAAGGTTCCATATTATTTTGGGCATTTCATATGTAGTGTATTCCCAACATGGCTGAAAAACATCTTTACAATTCCAATTATCATATAATTGCGTGATATATTCTTCTATACGATCACTTATAAATTCTGTTGTGGCTCCATCTACTTCATCATCAAACAACATAGTGGGAAGACTACCAATAACACCGTCTGCTATATCAAACACACGGCTATCATTCCATAGTATACCTTCACCTACATATACTTCTCCGTCGAATCGTCCTTTGATTTGATAAATGATAGAAGACATTCTTTCCATATAATAATTTTTCATTTCGTCACGTTCAGCATTAGTGGCTTCATTTTCAAGACCGCAAAAGCATGGCCACATAGCACTCCAATCGGCTGACATAGATCCATATCCTAATTGTTGCAATCTATCTGCTTCCCACAATATATGTTCTTCATGCGAATCCATAATTCTTTTTAACAACGCCATATCAACATATACCATACCGTCAAAAGGAAACAATAAAGTATTGGATGTATCTAATGCTAAAAACTGCCATGCATAATGAACTTTCATGTTTAGTTCATTAGCAGTTTCTCCGATATATTCTATGACCCAATCATCTATATGTTTATTAGCATGATTGATTTGCCACGTTTCTGCTCTATGATCTTTCCAATAACCAAAGTTATATATCCAAGCAGTATCAACACCGTGTTCTTTTAATCTACGCAGAGTAGTTCGATACATTAGTTTAATGTATTCAGTTTCTGTACAATTTGATATCCAACTGGCGCCATCTTTGGAATAGTTACTATATATCCATTCAACACCGTAATCTTTAAACCCTAATGCTCTAAGATGATCTTCTCCAAATTGGTTTTGGGGCATAGGTAATTCATATTCACCTAGATAAGATTCTTTGATTACAGCACTATGTGGATTAACACAGGACCCTTCACTATCTTCATCACTAACACTAACACTTACACTTGCTGTAGCACCTGAGCAGTTAATAGAATATGTATAATCACCATAACTATCTAATGTGATGTTTTCGTTGCCACTTAATGATTTGTTTCCTGACCAAGAGCCTGATGCAGTACATGATGTTGCATTTGAACTAGACCAGGTCAATGTAAACCTATCACCTGCTACAATACTAGTTTTACTTGAAGTCATCGATACAGTTGCTGTAGTATTGTTGCTACCACTGCCACTGTTACCACCACCGATTGTACCACCGATAATTGCTCCAGCAGTGTCTCCACCACCACCGCCTCCACCACATGCAGTAATGATTGCTAGTAAGGGAACGATTATGATATGTCGATAAAATGTCATTCTGTGTACCTATGCGTGTCTTATGTTTATACAGTATACATAAAATGGTGCCCGAAGTCAATAGAAAAATGCCCAAATCTTGCGAAATGGGCATTTTTGTTTTAAAGGTCTTTCTTTGAGGAACTGTTATTAGATATTTTTAAATACTAATCTGTCCGATTGAGTGAACCATGACCCAAGTAGTTGTTATGAATAACATTACTTCACCTAGTCTTTCTCCATCAAACGAACAGTCATGCTTCATGCTTAAGAATTTCTTCAATGTTATCTCCGTGTGTGTATTGCAAAGGATGTAGTATTTAAAACGCACCTAAAAAAGGATTTTTAAAATGTGTAAAAAATGCTACTATGTAGGACCCTCCTACAATGACTATTTATACCTAATTTTTAATAATGCTACTTTTTGTAACGTACACTTTTATGTACGTAAAAATGTCATACTTGGAGACAAAAGAACATCTTCTTTTATCAACCTCTGCCCAAAGTGTCATACTCTGTCATACTCTGGAGTCTAAATATTCTTTCAAGTTTCCATACATTGTAATCATCATTGCTGTCTTATGATCATATACTCTAATAAAAGGCTCGCCTTTTCTAGTTCTGGTTTTATGAACACCAAGGTAATATGGGCATTTGATCTTTTTAATTATTTCTTGTATAAATGCTTCTGGAGCAACGATTCTTTTTTTATGCATTGTTTTGGGATTAAGCCCTAATTCAAAATCGTAGTATTCAAGTTTTGCTAAATCAAATAATTTGAGTCCTTCGTCACTGAGTCGCAAACCTTGTCCGCCTCTACCAGTCAACCAAATTTTAAATACAACATCACCAATTGGAATATTAGAAGGTACAATGCCCTCAGGAATTTCTTTAAGAACGGCTTTGGTTATTTCTTCTTTTGATTTAGGAAATATCATCAGGGTACACTTTTCGCCCTGAGTTCATAAAGACAACTGTAAATTGATCTGTTTTAAATTGAGCATTTAATTTTCGACACAGATTTCTTGCGTGTCCAGGATTAGAAAAACTAGTCTTCTTGTATTTTGGAGCCGCATCACCGTTTAGATAATGAGAAGATTTTAAGTTAATAGGTTGGTCATCATAGTATACAGCCCAAATACCTGATGCTTCAATGATTTGATCACACTTGTATGTTTCTTTATCTACATACTCTAATATAACATGTGGTTGGCTTCTACTCACTTAAATGTGCCACCTTTAACTTGTACATCAATTGTTTCTTCATTATCTTTTTCCTTCTTTAGATCATGCAAATCTGATAACAACATAACCAATTCATCCCGCAACCCTTTGGCCTGATCAATTGAAAGAACCACATTATTGTTTCTTTTGGTTTCTCCCAATGACACTTTGTTCACAAAATCTTTTATGTGTAACATAATATGCTTATATATTTATCAGATTTTTTGCTTCTTCTTTAGTTTTAAATGGTCCTTTATACGGATATCGTTGAATAAAGATGTATTTTGGACAAAATATAACTTGATTGACACCATTATGCTCAACAACAAAGTAACCAGCGGCATGAAAACATTTTGATTTTTTAGTTTTAGTAAAGACATGAAGACCACGTTTGACATCGTAAACAGAATTATATGTCCTAGCAGTTGTTGGATATTCAGGGTAGGGAGTATCTATATTTTGCTTAGATTCCTTTGGTGCTATAAACTTAATCTTAGTTTTGTTTTGAATTTTTTTAATAGAATCAAATTCAAATACATCATTTTGTAAAGTAACATTAAAGGTACCTATGTTGTTTGCACACACATTACCTACTTTGCGTTCTCCGTCAGTTAAAATCCAAAACTCATCATCTTTGATAGGTTTTGCTGTCAATTCTACATCTAATATCATTTTTTCTCCGTTAAGTTCGTAAACATATATATTGTTTGTTTTTACCATTATTTTACCTTCAGTACCCCTTCATAGGGTGTATTCAACCATTTAGAATAAACATCTGCTTGATCACTAATTCTGTTAAGTTCATACTTACCGCAGAACCTCATAAAATGAACACCGACTTGTGCAACATTGTCTTTAGATACACCAGTCTTAATGATATTATCAGTTGCATTTCTAAACTCTAACGGCTGTGCTGTAAGATCAATTAGTGTACGATTGCGTTCATAATCATCACGTACCCTATGCTCGACATCATTGTGATCAGTCCAACGTTGTAACATGATGTTGTTCCAGTTGAATCCACCTTTGTCTTTATCAGCAAATGCTTCT